GGTGTCGCTGTGTCGGTGGCGGTGCCGATGGCTCTCATCGCAGCCGGGTTCTCCGTCGCGCCGTCAGCCTCACCCGCTCTTGATGGTGCCGTCACTGTCGCACAGGCAGCCACCGGCCAAGGGGTGCAGATTGTTCCGCGTAGAGCGGGCGCTGAAGGGCGCCCCCTCTTTCGAAGAGCGCAGAACAATCAGCATCCTTCGGACCTTGCCCCTTGGCTCGGCGGCACCAGCCTGTGCGCCCCTGCCGTCACCGAGCGGGATGATCCCGCCGGCCAGCTAGGAGAACACCATCATGGATAACGCTTTCATCGACACCGCCACCTCCGCCATCAACACCATCGCCGATCTCTTTCAGGAAAACATCACAACCTATGAAGGCGGGATGAAGAACATCCTGTCCTACCCGCAGGAGAAGCTGCTGAACGGCATCTGCTACGCCGTCGCCAACCAGATCGGCTTCACCACCGAGCAGACGCTCACCGAGGCCAAGAACGAACTGGCCAAGGCACTGGCCGACTTCCAAGGTAACGAGATCTCGATCAACCAGGTCCAGCGCAAGATGCAGCGCGTCGAGTCCACCAACTACCAGCTCGCCCACCTGCAGGCCTTTTCCGACGCGGCACAGGCCGTCTACGCTAGACGCACCGGCAAGACCTACGAGCACCGCCGCACTGGCAAGCAGCCGGTCTCTAAGGACAACCTGCTGGCGGCAGCTGCGGCCCTCGCTGGAGTGGCACTGCCCGCCGGCGCCACCGACATGAAGTCCACCGTCGCCACCAACGACGAGGCCCGCACCGCAAGGAAGCGCGCCTGATACATCAGTCCTCCCAAACTGGGGTCAGCGAAAGCTGGCCCCTTTTTTTATGCCCATTGAGGGCGTGGAAAGGAGAACCAACATGATCGACAAGATGCTGAGCGTGGGTTGGGTCATCGTCGATGCCAACACAGGCAGACTGATACGTGAGTGCTTCACGAAAGCCGATGCACTCTCGGAACTGCGGGAGCTGCGGGACACACACGGTTCCGAAGCGTGGGACTGGGTGGTGGATCGCGCCCAGAACTGGAACGACTGGAGGGTTCCCGCATGAACCCCTTCGTCTGGATCTACATCGCAATCGGCGTGGGCATGGCGTTGCTGCTCATCGCTGACTCACTCGACCGTAACGCAGGGAGGGACGACAGATGATCGTCAAGTATTACGGCTTCGGAGAACTGGATCATAAGGGTGACGTCACCCGCAACGCAGTGCTGAACGTGCTGCGTTGGACGGCACCCGACACGGCGGCACGGCACATGACACTGTGTCCTCCGTCTGCCTGCCTGTGGCTGGTGCCTGGCACCTTCGATCTGGAGGGGCGCTATGTGGAATGACAGCTTCGACGAGCGCGAGTATCTGCGCGATGACCTGCTGATTGAGGCCGACCTCATGGCCGAGGTGCAATCAGCCTCGTTCTGGGAAGGCTACCGGGAGGATGAACTGCCGCTGGCCGAGCGGGACGTCAGCTATGAGGACGAGTGGGACTGGGCAGCTGCTGCCTAGCACCCACCCCAGAAAGACATGGTTGGCGAACAGCCCGAGCGTGGACCCAACATCCAGGCAAGGGCAAAGATAACTGCGAGCAAGGCTGTAAAAGCAGCCAGTGTTTTCTTGCCACCGTTGGGATCATAGCTCACGGATTAGCCGCCGCACTCGGCCATAGACATCGGCTTCAGATGCCTTGATGGGCCGGAAGTTTACGTCGCTCGAGGTGGCAGGGTAGAAGACAATCAGGCTGCCCTGCCACTCACCGATCTTAGTGGCACCGTCATGCTGGAACAGCACCACGTTGCCGGGCTCAAGATCACGCGCTGACATGCGCTCGACCAGGATGCGATCGCCAACTGTAATGCCGCGGGCTACCATGCCAAGAGCAGGCACATCAGTGACAACGCAGGGTCCATCCACAGGGCCGTCAACTGCAATTGTTTGAAGCGGCGAAGCGGGATTCATAACGTACTCCCAGAGCTGTCTTGGCGAAAACGCCGAGAACAGAGTACCGTTAAGTAGAGGAACTTGCCAAGAAGAACTTACGCTTAGGTCATATTTAAAATCTAACTTGGGTTGCGAACCTGCCGCGCGCGACAGTTTTGAGATGGTGGCACCCGACGGAATGATGCCAGAAGTTGGAGATAAAACGCGCGTGATGTTAGTTGGAGAGGTGCCGGCACGCTTAGCCCACTCATTAGCCGACCAGCCCTTGGCGGCCATGACTTCACGCATCCAGACCTTAATGGCGCGGCGCGCCGGATCGTCATCACTCATCATAGTTCCCAACAAAATCGACAGACTTACGGTATCGGCAATAAGATGCAGTGCCAATTGCGTTAACCTTTCTTCCCCTTGAATATACCTAGAGCACAGATGCAGCAAAACACAATAGGTTTGTGCATCTGTGCACCATAAATCTGTACGATTATGGGAAAACTGCATCGCTGCCCTTGCACAACTGCAGCAAATCATAATATCTACGATTCACTCCTGCATTTCTGCAGTAACGTGAGAGGTCTCGTGATCAAGACATACCCGGAACAGTTGCAATCGCTTGCGGAAACTGCAGGCATTGGACTGAAGGCCGCTTTCCACAGGGCAGGCGTGCCGTCCTCGACTTACTACCGCTCGGTCAAGGGCACACGCGCCATGACCTACGAGACTGCTGTGAAGGTGGCCGATGCCATCACTCAGTTCCAGCGCACCTAGACGCACCGTCCACACCATCGAAGGGCGCAAGCTCTTCGATCCGGTGATCGAGCAGCTGATCATTGCCCGCCATCAGCGCGGCCTGCTCCAAGCAGATGTCGATGCCCTGATTGGATGCGCCGAACGCCTCGTCTCCAAGTGGGAATGCCGGGACAAGTACCCCTCGAACTACAACCTCGTGCTCTGGGCACAGGCCCTCGGCGTGACCCTCACCGTCCAGATGGAGACGCCTCATGCCGAGGAACAGTCCGCTCAACAAGGCCGTGGCCGAACTGGGTCGTATGCCCAATGCCCGGTACAAGAAACGCTACCAGCCCAAGCACAAGAAGGACGGCACCTTCAAGGTTTCCAAGCTGGGCAAATACAACAGCCGTGGTATCAATCTCGACGGAGCCTTCTTCCATTCTGAAGCCGAGGCCAACCGCTACCTCCAGCTCAAGGTCATGGAGGCAGCCGGCAAAATCAGCCGGATCGAGCGGCAAGTGCCCTACCAGATCGCCATCGACGGCACCCATGTCTGCACCTACAACGCAGACTTCCGCTACTTCATTACTGACCCAATGGGCGGCACGCTGGCGATCGTCATCGAGGACGTGAAGGGCCAGCGCACCCACGAGTTCATCCTCAAGAAGAAGCTGGTCGAAGCCAAGCACAAGATCCGGGTAATCGAACTGCCCGCCTCATGGCTCAAGCATTACGAGGGCAAGCATGCGCTCGACTGCATGCCCATCATCGAGCAGCTGACCAAGGACAAGAAGGCCCGCGCTTGTGCCAAGAAGGAAGCACTGCGCCTGAAGCTCCAAGCTGCGCGGGACGCCAAGCAAGACATGAAGGCAGGCTGATCCTCCGGGGTCGGCGCGCGCCCCGTGGCGGGGCGAGGGGCGCGCTTCGCCCCGTCGGCAATCAGCAATGGAGAACGCATGGCAGATGACCATGAAACAAGGATCACCGCCCTCGAGGAGGAGGTGGCTGCACTGCGGCGCATCGTCAATGGCGTGCCGGCCAGTGCCGTGAAGAAAAAGCGGGTGGCCCAGCTGCCCGTCAACTGGCAACCGGATGAGGCTGACGTCGTGAAGCTGTCGGTCTCGTTCCCCAACGTAGACATGGACAATGAGACAGATAGCTTCCGTGATTACTGGGCCTCCAGAGGTGAGGCTCGAGCCGACTGGGATGCTGCCTTCCGTAACTGGGTCAGGAAAGCATCCAGCTTTGCCAAGGCCCCAGTCACCCGTCTGCAAGGACGACCCGTCGGACGAGCTGCCGCCATTGGTGAAAGCAACCGTGCCCGCGTCGACAGCGCGCTTGATAAGCTACATGCGCTTCAGCAAGGAGCCGGTGCCCGTTCATCTAAGGGCTAAGGCGCATGCTGCACTGCGCAAACTGAAGTCTGACATCGCCGACTACACTCCACCCTCGGACCCGGCCGATGTCATCACGTCTCTCGAACTGGTGGCCAAAACCCTCCAGGTCGAACTGCCCGACGAGGATGGGCTCATGGTCTATGCCGCCATCCTTTCGGAACTGCCGACTGCCATCCTCAAGCAAGCAGTCATCGAGGTGTGTAAATCCCACCGCTATCCCAACATGCCCAAGCCTGCCGACTTCCTCGAAGCGGTAAAGGATCAGGCGTGGCAGTGGCGCTGGCTGCACATGACGCTCGACAAGTACATCAAGCAACTAGAAGCGGCATAACTCAGTAAAGGTTCTACTTCCGCTTGCTTGCTTTGCTGCACGAATGCAGCTTATTATCTCATTAATATCAACAGGAGATGCAGAGATGCAGGACCACCACGACGAAACTGACAGCCTTGCATGGTACCGGGCCGTCGAAGACATCAGCTACCTCGGAAACACCTTGTCCCGCTGGGCCATCAGTGCCCGTGTCGCTCGCATCAGCACGCACTACATGAAGGATGAGTACATCACGCTGCTGATGGAAGATGCCGTCAAGCTGGAAGCTGCGCTCGCTACGCTGCGCGCCTCTCTTCAGGTCTCGGCAGCTGCATCGGTGCAGTATGTTTCACATGAAACACAGGGAGTCGCAGCATGAGTGCAGCTATGGACAGGCGGGGCTATGTCGGCGGGTCCGACGCCAAGCGCATCATCGAGGGCGACTGGCTTGCCCTCTACGAAGAGAAGGTGGGTATCCGCCAGCCCGCCGATCTCTCGGACATCTTCCGCGTCCAGCTTGGCACCTTCACCGAACCCTTTCATCACCAATGGCTGCGCACCAAGCTGATGATGGATCTCCTGCCACCGCAGGAACAGCTCGCTCACCCCGATCTGCCGTGGCTGCGCGGCCGCATGGATGGCTGGTGGAATGAGCACTCCACCTTCATCGAGCTCAAGCACACCAACGAGCGGGCCACCGTGCGCACGATGGTCGAGACCTACCAGCCGCAGATGGCACACTACTGCCTCGTTGCCTGCCGATCCTTTGGCTACCTGTCCTTCATCGCCGGCAACAATGACCCAGTGATCTGCAAGGTCGAGCCGTCGCCGACCTACTTAGCCGAGCTGCTCGAGCTCGAGAAGAACTTCTGGTGGCACGTCGAGAACGAGGTGGCGCCTGACCAGTACATGCACGCCGAGCAGTTCGCCGACGTCCATGCCGAGGCTAAGAACGTCAAGGTCGACGGGTTCAGGTTTGTTGACATGAGCGGCAACAACCAGTGGGCAGACATGGCCCGCACCCTGATCGAGACTAAGCCCGCGGCTGATCTGTTCGACAAGACCAAGGACAGCATCAAAGAGCTGGTCGAGAAGGACGTGGCCGAAGCAACCGGCCATGGCCTGACCATCAAGCGCGATAAGCGCGGCGCACTGCGCTTCACCTTCGACCGGGAGGCAGCGTGATGGGCAAGCTCAGGTCCGGACCCAATCCTCAAGCCTATGCCTTCCTCCAGCGCTTGCTGGAGCAGCACCTGATCGAGCAGCGCACGCAGGAAGACGGCACCATCCGCTACTCGATGACCGACAAGGGTAGGGCAGAAGCCGACAAGTTCCGGGAGGCCGCGTGATGGGTGGCATGAAGGACCTATGGATGCAGCGCGCTTCGGAATCCAACGAGGCAGCAGCCGCAGCAATGGAAGCCGCCATGAACGGCAAGGCTTACCCCTCAGCCCCCGGCTGGAAAGATCCTGGCATCTCGAAAGAGAACGCCACGCGCATCACCGAGACCTCGAACATCAGGCTTGCACAGGTGCGTCAGCAGTTCGAGCAGGGATTCACCGGCACTGCCGACGAGCTGGCCGAGTGGATGGGCTGGTCGCCCTTCACCATGCGGCCGCTCTGCACGAGGCTGCGCCAGCTCAACGTGATCGAGCGCACGCCCGAGCGCAGGCGAGGGGCCGGAGGCGGCACCGCCGCCGTGCTCCGACTGAAGCGCAACACAATGACTGCCGCGTGAGGCAGCGCGCGCGCCGCCGCTCCGGGTGAGCGGCGCGCTTGCACCTCCCGCTCGACCAGATCCCCAACATGGAGAAGACCAATGGCCGATGACGCCAAGACCTTCCGCGCAGGCGGAGCCAACATCTATCAGCGCATGCACGCGGTGATGCAGGAGATCAAGTACGTCCAGAAGGAGAAGAAGGCTGGCATGCGCTACAGCATCGTCAGTCACGACAGCGTGACTGCACTGGTGCGCCCGCTGTTCGTCAAGCACGGCATCGTGGTCTACCCCACCATGTTCAAGATGGAGCAGACCGGCAACCGCACGCAGCTGCAGTGCGCCGTCGTGTTCCAGAACATCGACGAGCCCACCGACAAGATGGTTGTCGAGTCTGCCGGCTTCGGCATCGACGACCAGGACAAGGGTCCGGGCAAGGCCATCAGCTACGCCGTCAAGTATGCCTACCTCAAGGCACTGTGCCTCGAAAGCGGCGACGATCCCGACGAGGATCAGGACAGCATTTCCCAGCCCTCGATCACCGACATGCGGCGCGCCGAGGTCGAGGCGTTCAAGCTCAATGTCGGTTCAGCCTCCAGCATGGAAGCGCTCGACAGCCTGCGCATCCAGATCAAGCCGACGCTCGATAGCCTCATGGCTGATCACCCGGCTTACGTCATGGAAGCCCAGTCTCGCTGGAAGCAGAAGGCTGCCGTGCTGAAGAAGCAGACCGAACCGGCACAGTGAGCCCGTGCCCGCATTGCGGGGGGAGGGGGGTGATCGCCTCCCGCCGATCCAACTGGTCCACCTGCAAGCCATGCAAGGGACAATCATTCGAGTTCATCACAGAGGAGAGAGCACATGCTCAACAAGGTACAGGTCATTGGGCGGTTAGGGAAAGACCCCGACATTCGCCACACGCAGGCTGGCAAGCCGATCGCCAGCTTCTCGTTGGCATCATCTGAAACGTGGAAGGACAAGTCCGGCGAGAAGAAAGAGCGGACCGAGTGGTTCAACGTCGTCTGCTTCAGCGAGGGACTGTCGGGTGTCGTGGAGAAGTACGTCCACAAGGGCGACCTGCTTTACGTCGAAGGCGCACTTCGCACCCGCAAGTACGAGAAGGATGGCGTCGACAAGTACGTCACTGAGGTGGTGCTTGATGGCTTCAGCGGCACGCTCAAGATGCTGGGCGGATCGAAGAAGGAAGAGGGCGACAAGCCCGCCGCTACCACCAAGGCCAAGCCGCAGCCCGAGCCTGACGAAGCGCTGCTCGACGACGAAGTTCCGTTCTGACCATGCGCCTCGGCGACATCATGCGGGAGGCTCGCATCCGTGCGGGCCTCTCCCAATACGACCTCTCCTGGGCGGCCAAGGTGTCCCGCCCACAGATTATCGGCATCGAGACAGGCACCGTCCTCCCGCGCTTCGACACGCTGCAGAAGCTGGCGCACGCGCTCAATCTGGAGATCATGATCCGTGAACAGTCTTGTGACCCAAGTCCTCGACCGGCTCGTCGCCGACATCGAAGCCGGAAAGAACCCATGGAAGAAGTCGTGGAAAGGCAGCAGCGGGATGCCGCTGAACGGCACGACCGACCGGACCTACCGGGGGATCAACACCCTGATCCTGTGGCTAGAGGCTGACGCCAAGGGCTTCAGCTCCAACCGCTGGGGCACCTTCAAGCAGTGGGGCGGCGCCGGCCGCTACGTAAAGAAAGGCGAGAAGGGAACGCCCATCGTCTTCTACAAAGTGATCGAGAAGGGGCAGGGGGATGACGCTACTACATTCCCCATGCTTCGAGTTAGCTGGGTGTTCAACGAAACTCAGCTCGACGGCGAGGCGGCGCAGCCACAGGCAGCGGAGCCGCCGACGCCGGAGGAGAAGCACATCAGGGCCATAGCATGGCTCGATGGGCTCGGCATGAAGATCGGGCAAGGGGCGCCAGCCTACATCCCGGCACTCGATGAGCTGCGCATGCCAATGCCATCAGAGTTCACCAGCCTCGATGAGTACTGGGCCACGCTGTTCCATGAGTCCGTGCACTGGACCGGCCACAAGTTGCGGCTCAACCGCAAGCTGGTCGGCCCGGGGGCAGGGCTCGAGTACGCGGCAGAGGAGCTCGTCGCCGAGATCGGTGCGGCCTTCCTCAATGCCAGCTTTGGCATCGACACTGAGAAGAACAATGCAGCTTACCTCCGGGGCTGGCTGTCGAAGTTCGACAACAAGCGTGAAGCCATCTTCGAGGCAGCCAAGCAGGCAGGTCGCGCCTTCGAGTTCCTCACCGTCCAGCCTCAAGCCATGGAACAGGCAGCGTGATCCGCAAGATCGGCACCACAATGCGTCTTACGCCTGACGTGGTGCGGATCGACGTGCCGCTGCGCCATGTCGATGACCTTCCCGGCCTTGCCCGCAGGCTTGAGGAGCTGGCCTTCCAACTACGGGCAAGCCACCAGTCCGAACACCTGAACGACAACGGCAAGCTGTCGGACGCCTATGCATTTCTCCGAACTCTCAACACCAGATTCAAGAAGGAGTACCCTCGATGACCATCCAGACCATCAAGCTCGCGCAGATCCTGCCCGATCCCGAGACCAACTCGCGCCACCACTCGGCGTCTGAAACCGGCCTCAAGGAACTGGCCGACAACATCCAAGCTATTGGCCTGATCCTGCCGCTGGCGGTGCGTCCCGTTGGCGACGGCCTCTACCGTATCCTCGACGGACACCGCCGCCATCAAGCCCTGACCATGATTCACTCAGGCAAACTGGAGGAAACCGATGTCCCAGTGTTGGTGCGAGATGCTGACAACGCAGATGCGCGCGTGCTGTCTCTTGCCGCCAACATCATGCGACTGCCACTGCACCCCGCGGACCAGTACGAAGCGTTTGCGGCGATGCTCGATGAAGGGATCGACCGGCAGGCGATTGCAACTCGCTTCGCTTTACCTCTCAAGGATGTCGACCAGCGTCTTGCGCTGGGCAAGGTCACACAGCCCTTCCTCACCGCCTACCGCCAAGACCAGCTGACCGTCGAGACCATCATGTACTTGTCGGCCTTGTCCACCAGTCGGCAGTGGGAGGTCCTCAAGCTGATCGATGAGCAGGGTGGTCTTGATAGCAAGGGCGTAGACTGGAAGATCCGCAACTTGATCAACGACAAGGCAGTCTTCTCAAACAATGCAATAGTCAAGTTTGCGGGCCTCAATGCCTACGAAATGTTAGGCGGCCGAGTCGAGCGTTCTCTGTTTGATGACACCGAGCGGCTTATCAACACAGACCTACTTTACAAGATAGCCGAAGAAAAAGTGCCGCAGTGGATCGAGGCCATGCGCGCCGACGGCTGGATGTTTGCCCTGCGTGAACAAGACATGCCCAAGAAATGGGAGAAGTGGGAGCGCCACTATGCAGCACCGATCTACTCTGAGGACCAGACCGTTAGGCTGGCGGTGATCGAGCAGCGGCTCGAAGACCTGCACGACATCGACGGCAAAAACTGGACCGACGAACTGGAAGAGGAAACCGATACGCTTGAGGAAGAAGCGCGAGAAATCAAGCGCTCCAGCACCATGAGCTTCACGGCCGAGGAGAAGGCTGAGTCGGTTGCCGTTCTCCACGATGATTGGCGCGTGACCTTTGGCTACATCTGGCCCAAGGCGCAGGCGGCACCGGAGGAGGGGGCCAAGCCTGCGGCACCTGAGGTCAAGGGCTGGTCGCAGAAGCTGGTCGATGACATCGAGTCCCACGGCACGGTCGCTGCCCAGCTGGCCGTGATGCGCGAGAAGACTCTGGCCGACGACATGCTGCTGGCCGGCCTCTATCAGGACACCATCGCCGCCAACGTTACCCGCGTCCTGGCGCTGAACTGTACCGACCGCTTTGCCGACACGGAGATCAACGCGGGGAGGGACATCACCTCAGCACTGAAGGGCTTTGGCCTGAAGGGTCACGGCTTCTGGTCGCTGGTCCAGCAGATCTCCAAGCTGACGCCCGAGGATCGCGACGAGCTGCGCGCCCTGCTGGTGGCCCGCATCCTGAAGAAGCGCCGCGGCAAGGATCTCGACGAGATGTTCGAGCACACCGCCACCGCCAATGTGCTGGCATCATTCAAGCCTAAGAAGGAGTTCTTCGAGCGGCTGACCACCGCCCAGCTCGAGGAGATCCACAAGGAGCTGACGGGGAAGGGGTTCAACACGCCCACCACCAAGCAGTCGGCGGTTGCCATGGTCGTGACGCAGGCCTCGGCCCGCAATTGGCTGCCAAAGTCGCTCCGCAAGGGAATGACTCCGTTGGACAAGGCAAAGCTCGACCACGACGTCGAGTCTGCCGCCAAGAAGAAACCCAGCAAGAAAGGCGTACCTGTAACCACCATTGTCGGCGAGGACGGCAAGACAGAAAAGAAAAGGGCCGCATGACTGACATCACCATACCACCAGAGGAAAGAACATGAAGCTTGCACATTTTGCCGAAATCCTTGCCGACATGGCAAAGAACCACCCGGAAGCTGAAATCGTTGTGAGTTACCCAGCGCGGCATGCAGGGCATGCTGTGACGCGCCGGGGTAATATCACCGGGTATCGGACGACTCTGCCTGGCCATCCAGTCGTGCCCGTCACGTTGTGGATTGAGGTTGAGCATGCCAGATCGGTGAATGCAGATGAGTGACTGGACCTACCCCAAGAAGCGTGACCGGGACCAAGCCGCCGCCGAGATCGAACGTCTGAACCGCGAGCTGGATGATGTCTGGGACGCCCTAGCTATCCAGCGGGAGGACAACGCCAGCTTTGGCGATGCGTTTAAACGGCAAGCCGCCGAGATCGAACAGAACCGCATCGACCTTAACGAATACCAACTTGATGTCGAACGGCTGCGGGCGAAGCTGGCGCTGTTTGCGTGTGACTGCGCGGTTAGCGAGCGGTGCGCCGTGCCAGACAACTGCCGCAATTTTCAGGCTCGTAGAATGTTGGAGGCTAACAATGATTGACCCTGCACAGATACCGGGCGAGGTGGTGGAGGCGGCTTTATGGGCTTACAACTACGCATCCAGAGATTGTTACACGGCGGAAGAACAGGACATTGCTATTGCCATCGCAGCAGCCCTCAATGCGTGGCCGGGGATGACGCATAGTGCTGGCGTAGGTCCGTGCATCATCCTACCCCTGCCACAGCAGGCCAGCGATGACTAAAACTATAAACACGGGGGCGCGTGATGACTAAAACTGTGAACACGGAGGCCAGCGATGAGTGAGACAGACGCCGATTTCCTTGGCCGATACTGGGAGCAACTCAATTGGGATACGGATGACGCCGATTTTTACAGGCTGTTTGAGCTTGCCCGCCGTGGGGCAGGGGCTGACTGGGCGGCTGACTGGACCTACCCCAAGAAGGGTGACCGCCGCCCCGTTGGTGATGTCTTGGTCGCCCGCATATGTCGGGGTGGGCCGGAACAGCGCCTTTGGCAAGCGATGTACGGCAGCCCAGAGGATGAGCCACAGCCAACCGTAACCGTGGCGCATTGGCACAAGGGCCGCCAGAAGTGGGTCCACGGCCCGCGTGATGAGCAAGTACGCGGCGTCTTTGCATGGATGCCGCTGCCCGCTCCGCCGTCAGAAACCAGCAACGATGACGGTCAGCCTGACGAAACGCAAGAGTGGGCTGACTATGACTCAGATTGCTAGGAGAGCCGCATGAGCGATGAACTGGAGCGCAGGGCTGCAGCCGCCATCGACAAGCATGAGCGGCTGCTGCACCTCAAGACGCTCGAGCTGTTGCTAGCCGCCATGGTCAGGCGGGTCGGGATCAGCGACGTGCGGATCGTGCTGAAACGCTACCTCGATGACCTCAGCGAGTTCGATCGCCAAGGTCCTGCTTGACACAACATCTTGACTGCATCCGTGCATTGGTAAACCCCCCTTGACCGTTGCACGGGTGCGTCAGAGGAGTGCCTCGCAAGTCATTGAACTTGCGGGGCGTTTCTTCTTATGTTCTCACGCTGCATATACCATGTGCTGCAACGGTGCATTCGCATAATATATATTGAGGTAGGAGGGATCCTTAACCACCGCCTATTGTGGTCAGTCGCGGCACCGCTTCCGTATGTGGTCCCACTCTCCCCCACGTCGAACGCATTGCTGAAATGCGC